GGTCTATACGAGACTGACTCTTTTGTTCCTGATGAGCCGGCTAACGTTGGCTCCGGCGCTGACATGCCGGCGTTCTACGGCCAGCGGGATGGATCAGAGCCGCCAGGTAGCGCAGGTGCTGCCTCAAACCCTCGCGCCCCTCAATCCGGCACGATTGCATCGGAAACCGGCATTGGGATCGAGAACTGGAAGATCAGCCCCCTCATGCGTGGGGTGACGTCGATCTTTGACGGGATGCTCGACATCACGACGCGCTTGTTCTCGTCGCCAAAGACCAAGCTCAACGAGGCAGGCACTTCCAACCCGATCAGCGCCGAGGTTGGATCGTGGCGGTGGCAAGGTTTGCTCGCAAGGACCGTGCTTGAGGCAGACGAAGCCTTCATGGCCCATCGTGGAAAGCCGGGAGCAGGGTACTTCGGCAAACTTGGCACGGGCCTCAGCGATCTCGTGAACGGACCACCAAAGTCTGGGCAGCTCACGCGCCAAGACTTCAATCGTCGCGTGACGACCGCCCTCATCGAGGACACGGTTGACGCCATTCCAGAGGTCAACCAAGCGGTTGCTGTCTATCGCAAGTTCTTCGACGAGTTCTCGGCCGAGCGCAAGGCGCTGGGATTCGTCAAGGACACGGCGCCTGATGTGCGGACGTTCGCCTTGCGGCACCAGACGATCACCGAGCGTTACTTCCCGCGCATCTGGAACGAGCCGTTTCTGAAGACGCCTGAGGGATTCGCGCTTTGGGAAAAGCGCTGGAACCACTACAGGTCGATGCTTGACCAAAGCCATCCGCACGCACGGCTCAGCCCCATGGCTGCTGCCGATTACATCGTGCTGGACCGGCCTTTCGTCTCCGTCGATGGGGAGATCGCCGGCAAAGCCAAATCGATGCACGAGCGCAGCCTCGATGTGCCATCGACCTTCTTCAAGGAGTTCATCAACACCGATCCCGAGGCCGTGGCGCGATTCTATGCGCGCACGATGGGAACGGACCTCGAGATAGGCCGCCGCTTTCGCAGCGTTGATGGCAGTACCCCAGACATCAACCTGCGCACGGCAATAGCAGAGCTTTACGTCGAAGCGGGGCAGAAGATGGCTGCGCTCTTCCCGCGGCCCAACGTCCCGTACCTCAAGGGCAACCTTCACCATCATGGCATGGCGACCATGATGCACTTTGTGAAGGAGCTCGACATCCTGCAGGCGATTGCTCGCAGGGCAGTCTCGACGTGGGAAGACATCAACGGCATGCCGGCGCCCGTGTCCGTCCTCAACGCAATCCGCAAGCAATACGACGGCGAGCTTCTCAAGCTGGAAAACTCCACCCGCAACATGCTGGGGTCGAACACGGTCACGCGAGATGGGTTCACGATCCCCGGCAGCAAGGAAGCGGTCCAGCTGTTCAACGATGTGCGTGCTTCCCACAAGGATGCGGTCGACCTGCTGAGCTTGCTGCGCGGCACCTATGGCCAGGTCGCCGATCCGTTCTCCGTGAGCTCGCGTGCTGTTCGCATTGGCAAGCAGCTCAGCGCCATGACGCTCCTGACTGGTGCCGTTGCTTCGTTGCCGGACATCGCCAACCTCGCTCTTCGCGAGGGCATAGCCGACACCTTCCGGCCCTACTTCAGCATCCTGTCGAACCAGACCCCGGCCATTCGACTGGCAGTCCAGAACAATGCAGCCTTCGTCAAAGAGGCTGGCCAAGCCTTGGACATGGTCCTCAACTCGCGGGCGCTGGCGATCACGGATCTTTCTGACATCCACGGTCGCTACACGTTGTTCGAGCGCGGCCTCGACAACCTCCATGCGTTTGGGTTCGTCGCCAACCTCATGAGTCCGTGGACGGCGTTCATGAAGCAATGGGCTGGCGTCGTGGTGCAGCACAACCTCGAGCGTCGCCTGAAGTCATGGGCCGACGGCACCCTGCCGGCCATGGAGCTGGCCGAGCTGCGCGCCCGTGGCATCACCGACGACATGCGCGATCGGTTCCTTGCCCAGATGAGCCAGTATGGCGAGCGTGTTGCGGACAGCGATCAACCACTTGCTCAAGTGGGTGCTTCCGCCAATCCCGGAACCGCGATCGCCAATGTTCGGGGCGGAGGGCTGTTCCTGCCAAACGCCTTCAACTGGACGGACGACGTCACGCGTCGCGAGTTTGCGGCCGTGGTCGGCGATCTGGTCAACAGGATCGTCGTCACGCCGTCCAAGGCAGAATCGCCTCTGTGGATGAGCACTCAGGCGGGCAGCATCATTGGCCAGTTCAAGTCCTTTGGCATCGCGACGGTGAACCGGGTTCTCATCCCGGCCCTCCAGGAAAAGGACCAGCGCCTCATGGGCGGCATCGCCATGATGGTTGGTGCTGGCTGGATGGTGGACGAGCTCAAGTTCGCGGCAAGCGGGAGCCAGCGCGAGCGCGAATTCACCGAGCGCCTTGGAAAGGCCGTAGATCGCTCGGGAATCCTTGGGTGGTTTGTCGACCTTGCCAAGGTGCCTGACACGCTGACGGATGGGCGCTTTGGATACGCTGCAATGATTGGCGCGCCTGTTCGCGAACAGAACTGGATCCAGAAGGCCGCGGACCTTGCTGGCCCGACGCCGTCGCTTGCGCTGTCCTATGCAGAGGCAATCAACGGAATGGCGACAGATCCAGGCTCAAAGGACACGGCTCACCGGCTGTCTCGCCTTGCGCCAATCCTTGGCCGCACTACGCATTTCTGGTGGGCGCGAGATCGCATCAAGGACGCTCTTGGGCCACATCCCGAGGCAAACGCGAATGTCGTGTTCCGCTGAACCTCGTACACCATCGCCTATCTGGAGGGCTTGGCTGTGCCGCATGTGACGATTCCCGATGTCGCCACCGAGAACATCTTCACGGTCACGACCTCGACGACGGGGCCATTCACGTTCTCGTTTTCCTACTTTACCTCAAGTGACATTCGTGTCGCTTTCAACGGTGTGGAAATTGCTTCTGGCGCTTTCACCGTAACGCCGACCGTCACGGCCGACTACGGCTACGAGGGCGGCAGCCTCACGCTGACTGCGGCGGTCGCAAGCGGAAGCCTGCGGGTTTGGCGCGACGTGCCTTCGTCGCGCACCACGGATTTCCCCACGGCTGGCCCGTTCAACGTCACAACGCTGAACACCTGGCTCGACAAGATGTTCGCCATCCTGCAGCAGGTGGAGACGTCCATGTCGCGCACGCTGCGCATGAGCGACACGGAAGGGTCGACGTTGTCGAACCTTCCACTCAAGGCAGACCGCCTCGGCAAGTCGCTGATGTTCGATGCCAGCGGCAACCCGACGGCTGGCCCGACTGCGTCCGAGATCTCGAGCGCCCAAACCTACGCGACCAACGCATCTGCATCTGCAAGCGCTGCCTCGACGTCGGCTAGTGCCGCGGCAACATCGGCAACTGCTGCGGCTACGTCGGCGAGCTCCGCCGCAACGTCCGCATCCTCGATCTCGTCGCTTACGGCAGCGTCGAGCATCGCGTCGGCATCCACGATCGACATTGGTGCCGTCGCGGCCGAGTACCTCACGGTCAGCGGCACCACGACGATCAATGCCCTCGGCACCGTGGCTGCTGGCCTGCATCGCGTCCTGAAGTTCGACGACATCCTGACGCTGACCCACAACGCGACGTCTCTAATCCTTCCTGGTGGAGCGTCAATCACGACTGCAGCTGGCGACGTGGCTGGGTTCCGTTCGCTGGGGACCGGCAACTGGCGCTGCGAGTGGTACAGCCGCGCAAACGGCGCCCCCAACGCGACCGTGCCAGTCGCCAATGGCGGCACCGGCAGCACGACGGCCTCAACTGCCAGGACTGCGCTTGCCGTTGCAGGGTTGGCAGATGCGAACTCGTTCACGGCTGCGCAACGCGGATCGATTTCGGCCCTCACCGATGGGGCGACGATCACGCCGAACTTCGCGCTAGCCAACAATTTCAGCCTCACCATTGGTGGAAACCGCACGCTTGCAAACCCGACCAACCTGACCGCGGGCCAGAGCGGTGCCATCGTCATCACGCAGGACAGCACCGGTTCGCGCACGCTGGCGTATGGATCGAACTGGAAGTTTGCCGGAGGCACGGCGCCGACGCTGACCACGACCGCCAGCGCGGTAGACGTCCTGGTCTACTACGTCGAGAGCGCCAGTAGGATCACGGCCTCGCTCATCAACGACGTGAAGTGACGTCATGATCGTTCCAGGTTCCTCCAACCCGCTGTTGCTGGCGTCTGGCGCTGGCTACCAGATCGCCAACTCGCTGCGCTTCCGCGCAAGCAACAGCGCCAACGCGTCGCGCACCAACGCGTTCGCGGGGAGCGCGCAGAAGGCGACGTTCTCCTTCTGGGTGAAGCGCGGGCAGCTAGGCACCGGTCAGGCGGTGTTCGGCACTTACAACGTCGGCTCGAACTACTTCTACTTCGGGTTCACGAGCGCCAACCGCATCGTCGTGCTCGAGGTCGTGACGTCGATCCAGTACCACTTGGAAACCTCTGCGGTCTTTCGAGACCCAAGCGCCTGGTATCACATCGTCGTCGCAATCGACACGACGCAAGCCACGTCTGCGAACCGTGTCCGCATCTACGCGAACGGCACCGAGCTCACGTCGTTTTCGACCAACTCTCCGCCCGCGCTGAACTACAACCACACCTATCTCGGCGCCAATGCGCGGGTGAATTACATCGGCGGCAACGGCGGCCTCGGATACCTTGACGCCCACCTCGCGAAGTTCCACTACGTCGACGGCCAGCAACTCACGCCGGCTTCGTTCGGCCAGACCGACGCCACTACGGGCGTGTGGGTGCCAAAGGCGTACACCGGAACCTACGGGACGCTGGGCTCGCTGCATGAGTTCGAGGACGCAACGACGACCACGACGATCGTGAAGGACACGTCGGGCAACTCGAACGGCTACGCGTCGAGCGGCATCTCGGTGACCTCGGGCGTCACGTTCGACCAGATGCTGGACACGCCGACGAACAACTATTGCGTCCTAAGCCAGATCAACAAATCGACCTCGAGCGGGACCGTCAAGAATGCGGGCCTCACTTGGAATTCCGGTGGGGGCGGGGCCACTTTCTATCTAGTGCAAAGCACGTTCGTGCTTTCAGGGAAGTGCTATTGGGAATACGTCGTTCCAACGACGATTACCTATCATGTCCCCGGCATCATGCGTGCAGATCAATCCCCGCCTTCCAGCGGAGGTTCTTATTATCCTGGAGCATCAACTGGCCCGGCAAATTCTGTCGGTTACCGATCCAATGATGGCGATATCTACGTTGGCGGATCGGCTGTTGTGGCTGGCGCAACTCCGTCTGCTGGCGACATCATCATGTTCGCGTTTGACGCTGCGACCGGCGAACTTTGGGTCGGGCGCAACGGAACGTGGCTCAACTCCGGTGACCCCGCCGCTGGGACTGGAGAAGTCACGACGGTCTCGCTGTCCTATAGCTGGGTGGCAACGCTCTGCGATGCGTCAACGCAGGACGCGGAAATCAACTTCGGCCAGCGTGCCTTCAGCTACACCCCGCCCAGCGGCTTCAAGGCGCTGAACACCGCGAACCTCTCGGTTCCGACGATCAAGAAGCCAAGCACGCTGATGAGCGTCGCGACGTACACCGGCAATGGCTCGACGCAGTCGATCTCCAGCTTGGCGTTTCAGCCGGACCTCGTGTGGATCAAGTCGCGCAGCGCGGCCACGACGACCAACATCTTTGACAGCCAGCGTGGAGTGCAGAAGAGCATCCAGTCCACCGGGCCAAACGCCGAGTACACCGACGCCAATACGCTCACCGCTTTCAACAGCACGGGCTTCTCGCTCGGCAGCGATGCGTCGTCGCGAGGCGTCAACGTCAACACCGCGACCTATGTGGCGTGGACCTGGAAGGAGAGCGTCGAGGCTGGTCTCGACATTGTCCTCTACACGGGCAACGGGGGTGGTGCGCGCAACATCGCCCACGGCCTTGGCGTCGCGCCGAAGTGGATGTTCGTGCGCGGGCGCGATGCTCGCGTGTGGGCTGGCTGGCACACCAACCTCACAAGCGCAGCGTACTATATGGATCTCGGCACCGCTGCTGCGGAGTTCGTTGACACGACGATGTTCGACAGCACCGCGCCGGACGCCTCCAACTTCCGCGTCGGCTCCTACAACAATGTCAACGCCGTGAACTACGTCGCGTATCTCTGGTCAGAGGTTGCGGGGTTCTCTCGCTTCGGGAGCTACGTCGGCAACGCCAGTGCTGACGGTCCTTTTGTGTGGTGCGGATTCTCCCCCCGTTGGATCATAATCAAAGACAGAACAGCAGCCAATCTTGGCTGGCGTATCTACGATACGGTCAGGGAGACGTTCAACGAGATGGGAGGCGGCCTTGAGACGGCAAGTGCCGCAGCCGAAAGCTATGCCACTTCCGTTCGTGCCATTGATGTTCTTTCCAATGGATTCAAAATACGAGTGTCCGCATCCGGCTTGAACGGGTCTGGTGCAACATTTGTATTCGCCG